ACCCTCATCAACTATTAATGTAGACATTGAGATTTCTGATGATGATTCTTCAACCACCACTTCTTTCTCCTTCTTTCCATCTTTATATAGAATACCTTGCAATCTAACTACCACTTCTTCTTCCCCTTTATGGAATACTGAAATGTTAGATTTAGTTGAAAGTACATCCAAATAAACAATATTTACTTTTAAATGATATGGAGCATCTTTAGAAAGGTCATATCCTTTTTCTTGAACATATTCCTCTAAGATATTTTTTACTCCGAATGCAAGATTACGATTTCCTGCTAATTTACCAATTTTAACTTGGTTTTCTACACTCTCAACCCATAAATGGTCTTCAGCGTTATACCAAATGTTATCAGGTGAGTTTTTAAATGTACCATCGATTTTCCAATCAATTTGGTTTACGATGTTTTGTTCCATTCCTTCTGGTCCCCAAAAGTGAATGATAATTCCTGCTATTTGAAATAGTAATGCTGCTATTACAAATACTAATAGAGATTTAACAAGCAATAATCCAACCTGCTCTCTCCAATTTGTCAAAAACGATTTAATGTAAGACATAATTTTTACCTTTTAGTTATTACTATAACCAATTGCGGTAACAAAATTAACGAAATCTATTGAAAAAACTTATTGATTTGAATTGTTTCCTAAAATAAGAAAAGGGAATTCAATGATAAATATCACTAAATTCCCAATTCCGATTATATTTTGTGTTAAATTATTGTAGATTTACTAATTTATATTTTGTAGAATACAAAAGAGTTGCTACATTATCTAATTCATTTTGAATCCAACTATCTTGTAGTTTTGAATCTTTTCTTTCTTTATCTAAGAATTTACAAAGATTATCAAAGTATTTTATAATGTTCTCAAAAGATGCATCGTTATCAATACCTGCAACTTCTTTAAACTCAATTAAACCATATTTTCCTTGATAAGATTCTACTAAACCATCTATCAATTCAATGATTTCATCATAGTATTCGTTTAAAGCTTTGTGAGCTGCAAATGCTCCAGGTCCTTTTACTCTTAAATGAAATACATGCGCTTGTGTGCGGCTGTGAAAAAACATTGATGCAATTCTTTCCATAAATCTATACTTTTAGACTTATAAATATGTTTCTTCCCAAAATTCGTTACTTTCTGATTTAATCATTCCGTGGTCTAAATAATCATTTAACATCTTAGTTTGATGTTTTTTCATTTCATTCACCACTTTTGTAATATAATGTGTTTTACAATCTGTCATTTCTCTAATAAGAAGATAGAGATGTTTTTTATTAAAGTTTTCTATATGTTGTGACCTTCTAAATAGTTCTAATACTGCATCTGCTATTTGTATATCTCTTTTCTTTGTGAACACTCTTGTCAAATTTAAATCCCAATACTTTAACATTAGTTCTTTAAATTCATTTAGTTCCTCACCAAATTGAGTTTCGTGGAAATCATCTTCAGGATTCCAACTCTCTGGCATTTCGGATAATAGTGCTGTTTTTTTAAACCTCTTATAGTTGCCGTTGTTTTTAAGAATTAAATGATTTTTTGCTACAATACTAAAATAAGAAAAAGCTTTTCCTTTACCTTCCTGAAACATATGTATCTTTTCAATAAGTGTAGATACTACTTCCATTTGTACATCTTCTTTAGATACATCAAAATAAGAAAACTTAAATGTATTAAGAATATTTTCAGCTAATTTTTCAAATGCATATTGAATTCTCTCAACATATAATTTATTTTTTATTTTTTGGTCAGTGGTTTTGTTGTATTCAATGATAGCCTGTTCGGTATCCATTGTAAAATATACTTTGCTTTTCTTTTTTCTTGGCATTATTAAATTTCGTTTTTGTAAGTTTCTATGATGTCTTTTAATTGTGTAAAGACTGCACCAACTTCATCATCAGCTTCAAACGAACCTTTTAAATCTATCTCTCTCATTTGTGAAAGCATCAATTCTAAATTTTGAAGTGTTTCATCTTGTCGATTATCATACTCTCTAATCATATCTTCCAACTGCTCATTTCTTTTGACAAAATTAATTCCCCTTCTTAAAAGGAGAATATTAAAAATTAGCGATGCTGGAAGGAGTATTACTACTAAAAATATTTCAAACATATTAATTAAATTAATTATACAAATATACAACTTTTTTTTGAAACTACCAAATTTAGGCTTCTCCCATCTTATTTCCAAACATATTACCTTTTAAATAATCAGTTTGAACTTCTTCTTTAGCTTTTTGTATTTCTGATTGAGCCCATTCCATTTTTGACTGAAATCTCTCATCCAATTTAACTTCTTTTACTTTTTTGGTTTCTATCAATTCATCAACTAAAGATTCTAATAACATTTGTAATACTAAAATTCTTTCGTTTTGTTTTTGGATTAAATCATATGGTATCATAAATAAGAACCGGTTTGTGCGTACATTGTTGGCAGTGATATTAATTCTTCTTCCCAATTTTTTGCTTTATATTCTTGCCCAAACGCTTTTTTAACTGATAATGATGCGTATCCCATAGCTCCTGCCATTCTCATACACATTCTTTTATATTCCCAAATATCTAAATCATTTGGTACTTCAAATTCTATTTTAGAAGCTTCTCTATTATCTTCTTCTTCTATACTAAATGTGAATTTTGCCATTGTTTTAAAATTAAATTAAATTCCATCCATTTTTTAAATAGACATCCATTTTTTTAGATTTTACAAATTCCATTTCTCCATTTGGACCTTGTAACATAACTCTTTCATTTCTACCTGGCGCTTTATCTTTTGTAACCGTTTCTGAATACTGACGTGATGGATGTGTGATATCGATACCATCTATTGCATCTAATGCTCTTTGTACTAAAACTGCTTCTAATAAACCTTCATCACTAAAAAATTCATCAGCCGTTTTCCATTCGTTACCCTGTAAATTCGATTTAAATTCTACTTTACCTAAATTATCCGTTTCAATAACTAAATATGGATGACGAATAGTTTTACGAACTTTATTCACCTTATAAGTATCTTTTTCAAAATAAACAACAGGATATTCTGATACTTGTGTTACTTTTGGATTTACTAATATCAATTCATTTTCTACTTCACCTAATCTAATACTAATAATTCTTTTATCCATACTAATATCGGATGCGGTAAATACTAAACCTTTTAATTCTGATATTTTATTTCTATACTCAGTAATATCTTCTTGAGTAATTGGTGATTCATTAATTTTTTGAACTTTCATTGTTTTTATTTTTAATATGTTCTTCTATTTTTTGTGTTATATAATCTATTGTTCCTTCCGGTCCTTCAAAACCCATATACTTCATATATGTTTTAATTTTTTCAGGATGTTCTTCTAATTCTTTTTTTAATTCTTCCAAATTAGGAAGTCGGGCTGTTATGTATGTCATTAATCTAAATCTTGTGGTCCATTTCTATAAACTCTATAACTATCTTCGTCAAAATGCTCAGTACTCACTTCCATTACAGTTGCATTATCAGTTAACGCTATTAATTGATGTGGTAATCCTTTCTCAATATAAACTACATCACCTTTTTGTAATTGTGTATAATTTCTTTCTGCCGATTCAGTATCAATCCAATCAAATTGAAATGCTCCTTCTTGAATATACCAAGTTTCATTTTTTAACATATGGTAATGCATTGAAAATTTATTACCCGCATCCGTAAATACCAATAATTTTCCACAATACTGATTATCATTGTGAATCCATAATTCATAACCCCATTTCTTTTCAACCCTTTTAGGTTGTTTAATTTTTACATCAAAATTTGCCATAATTATTTTTTATCTTTAAAACCTAATTCTAAAACACCATCATATAATTTTTTATCCATAAAGGTACTCATATAATTTGCAGTTAATACCCATCTTTTTTCATTTGGATTTTTATTTGATTCGGTTTTATGTCTTACCCAACCAGGGAACATTATTACATCACCCGTTTGTGCTCTTACCGTTCTCCAATTCCATTGGTCCTCACCTCTTTCTTTTAAATGAAATCCTTTTTGGTATTCTAAAGGGTCTAAAAATTGAATATATCCACCCATAGGAGGCAAGTTTAAATAACAAGCTAATGTCAAAGCAGTTGCTCCATGATGGTGACTAAGAGTTGTACCACCTTCTGCGTGAAAATTAACCCAAGAGTTCGCAACAATATAATGATGATGTTTAAATAAACCCCATTCATTAAATAATATGTGTTCGGTAATTGGTTTCATAAAATCAAAGAATGGTTTAAATTCTTCCATCATATGAGGTTGCTTTATTGTATTTGGTGCAGAACTTGCCGCGTCCCCATCTTCTAAATGAGTTTTAATTTCAGTTGTTTTAATTAAATCTTCACAAACTGGCTCCATTTTTTTCCAATCAAACCCGCTATAATGTGTTTTTATTATAAGTGGTTCAAACGGTGTTACATCTATAAGTTTTGGAGTTTCCATAATATTATTTAATAAAAGGTAATATTGCTAATTCTTTAGCTTTTGCTTCAACCATTATATCAACATCAAAACCATATGTGTTTGGTAATTGTTTAATATAATCACTATGTGCTTGTGGTTTGTTTCCTTCTCTACTTTCTGAATAATGAACAACAGGTCTTATATTCCAAGGCCAAGTTGATACAGCCATTTCCAATGCTTCATCTTCGGTTAATACACCTTTACAAAATTTGTAGTGATGATAATCAAATACAATTGGAATACCAATCTTTTCATGAATGTACATTAAATCACATACTGAATACATTGATGCTTTATCATCGTTTTCTACTGTCAATCTACTACGAACTGAATTAGATAATCTTTTGAAATTCTTACAAAATCTATCCATAGCAGCTTTCTTATCACCATATACTCCGTTACAATGAATATTAATTTTGTTATAAGGAGTTTTAGATAAACCCATCATATCAAATATTTTACCATGCAATTCTAAATCAGCAATTGTTTTTTCTACAACATCTTCATTAGGAGAAACTAATACATTAAATGGACCAGGATGTGATGTAATACGAATACCCCAAAATTTAGCAAAGTCACCAGCTTTCTTTAACTCACTTTTAATTTCTTTGTAATCTTTTAATTTAGTTAAATCAATGTGGTCACCCCAAGGTACAATAGTAGATGATAAACGAAAGAATTTAATTCCGTTTAATCTATTCCATTCTAAAATTTTAATAACATCTCTTGCATTGAGTAATGCAAGTTCAGAAACATAATCTAAACCTTTTTGTTTGAAAGTTCTCTTAACCATATTTCGGTTAGTACTTACTTTCTTACCCATACTCATATTAATACAAGCATATCCTAAATTCATCATTGTAATTTGTTTGTTGTTATACAAATATACAAAAATTATTGGATATTACCAAATATTAATAAGACTTTCCAGAGAAATCGGTAGGATATTGAGATGGTTTTATGTGTTTTATCCAATAATTAACAGCATTTTGGTCATTTATCCATTTTGAACGGTCTGACCAATCAAAATCTCCTTTTGCGTAATATGGAGATAATCCAGCTAAAAATGGAGCTCTATTTGGATGTGCAGTTACAATATCAATCAAACCATCACCATTTGTATCTAAACCATCAATAGAACCATCACCATCTAAATCAATAGGTCTATTTGAATAATCAGTTTGTAAATTAGCCAATTCTTCATCCATGACAGGTATTGAATTTTCTTTAACTTCTTCTACAGTCATTTCGGTATCTTTTTCAGATTCTAATATAGGTTCTTCTTTTGTATCACCATATACCTCATAATTTTTATAATTTTCCTCCATTAAATCATCTAAACCACGTAATTCATCATCAGTCATACCAGCTTCATAATCTTTTGCTTCAGCTTGTTGACCTAATGCGATTGGACCAGGGAAATGCTTTACCTCATCTTCTTTCTTTTTCATTATTAATCCATTGAATGCAATAATCAATGCTACTGCTAATGGGTCAAATACAATTACTATAATGAATATAAAGAATTTTACAACGGTGTTTAATGGTACTCCAAACGCTTCTGCTACAAAACGAAATCCACCAACTTCTTTTTCTAAATTTAAGTTGGATGTTTTAATTGTATTGATTGTTGCGTTTGCAGTTGCAGATGAATCTTGTAAATCGGATATCTTTTTATTAAGTACTGCTGCTTGTTTATCTTTAGCATCTACTGAACGAAGTAATCTATTATTCACTTTACCCTTATCCAATATTGTGTTTTGGGTTTGTGATAGATTATTTAATTGTGTAGTTAATTGAGTAATTTGTGTTGTGTTTTGGTCTATCTTAGTTTGATATACTGCAATCTGTCTATCTACTTGTTGTAAGGCTAAGTTTTGTTGTTGGAAGGCATTAGAAAGATATCCAAAGATACCAGCGGATGTAATTAACATTAAAGTTGCAACAGCAATAGTTAAATACCATTTATTGAATCCTTTAATCTCATCCCAAGTTTGTTTTAGATATGTTGCCGCAACTAATTTGGCAAATTCCAATGAACCAGCCATAACCATAACCGATGTAGATGCACCAGCAAATAAAACTCCTAATCCGGTTACGGAAAAGAATGCTGCACATCCTGCAATTAAAATTGCTGAAAGTCCAACTAAGTACTTTAACCAATTCATATTACGATAAATCTACTATGTTTGTTGTTAATTCAACTAATCTTTCTATTTCTGTTGAAAGTTTAATAGCCTCGGCTGGATTAGCTGGTCTTTCTCCTTTTAACATTTCAGAAATAACTTTAGCTCTTTTAGCAATTGCTTCTAAGTTCTCTTGAGCTCTATTTTTGTATTCAGGTTTCATAATTTTGTTTATATATAAATATATCTTAAAATTAAAAAGGGTGAGTTTTGATACCCACCCTTTATATTTTATGAAGATTAACCTATTGAAATTGTTCTTTTCTTTGGTTTTTCAGGTTCTCTCTTTGGTATTTGTAACTCCAATACACCATCTTCAAATGATGCTTTTACATTATCTAAATCAAAGATTTTAGAATCAGCTGTAAAACTTCTTAAGAATGATGAGCGTTTAACTTCTCTACGAAGATATACTCCACCTTCTTTTTCAGATGATTTACTTGCCTTTTCTCCTTTCAATGTAATTACATCACCATCTACATCAATGGTAAGTTGTTCTTTGGTTAGACCAGGAACTTCTGCTACAATCTCAATACGGTCATCAAAGTTAATGATGTCACATTTTGGATAAGCATTTTGTTGGAAAGGATTGATACCGATTTCCTTTGTTAATTCAGGAAATGTTTCTGAAAATACTTTATCGAATAAAGTATCTAATGGTGAGAAGAACTCGTCCCTATATTGAGGAATAGGGAAATTCCTTTGAATTTGATTTTTCATTTTTTTACCTTTTTTAAGCGTTAATTTTGTATCTCCTTTTGGATAATACTTCGATATGCTGGCCAGCTCTATCGGTTTATAAATATAGCCGAAGCTAATTTTTATGCATTTTGTCTTTCAATAATTGTACTCATATGGTCTGCCCAATGTAGTATATATTGAATTTTTGAACGAAGATATTTTGTAGTATCATATACTTTAAAATACTTTTCATTATCCTCATCGTACAAACCATCTGTTAATTTAATACCAAAATATTCTTTTTCGTTGTATTGAATACCATAATGATTTAAACTAAAGAAAGTTCTATCAGTAATTGTCATAAAAGGAATATTATCATTTCTCTTATACAATTCTCCTCTATTATCAATATGCCATTTAGAATCATTAGGAACATAATGCAATTCATCTTTAATTCCCAATTTACCTAAATCATGATGTAAAGCAGCAAATAATAATTCTTCATCGGTAAAATCTACACTACCACCCGCTTCTTCAAATAACTTTTTCATACGAAGTGCATTTTTACACACATTCATAACGTGGTCAATATATCCACCCTCATACGCATTGTGATAATTATAATTTCCACTAGCTGGTGATATAATCAAATTTGGTCCTAACTCATCCATAGAATACATTTTTAATAACTTTTCTAATCTCTCTGGATTGTTAGCACACGCTTTACGAACAAGGTTTAAAAACTTTTCGTAATTTTCTTCTAATTGTTTTTCGGTATAATTTTTCATATTACAAATATACGATTTATTTTTTAATTTTCAAAATTTTCTTCTATATCTTCACCGGTAAGGGCTGAATATAATATGGAAAGTTCTTCCTCGCTACCACACCAACCTAACCCATCCATATCCATCATTTCAATAAAAAATTGCCCTTTCTTTAATCCAATTTCTTTTAACAATAACATCTCATCGGTTGAGTTTGATACTAACATTGGTGCAAATTCATCCTCTCTATCTTTTGGTAGAGCTAATACATAGTAATAGTGTTCACCATTATCATCGGATTCTTCATCATCGAATCCATCACCTGCAGTTATTTTTTTCCAACCCTGTCTTTCAAAAGTAGATTCAGTAATTGGAGTCATTGGTAATTTAATTTCTTTTTTTCTCATTATTCTAAAACTATTTTACAATATATAAATTGATTTGATTTTGTATGTGTTCCTTTTAAAATTAAAGTATCACCTTTCATTTCGGAAATAGGTGCTACTATTGAATTAATTTCACCACCATCTCCACTATAACACATAGTATTTGTTGTAGGTACTAAATAATCTTTATTAGATACCATTGTTGGTAAATTTACAATTGTATATTGACCTGTATAATAATTGATATAACTTTTAGTAATATATGCAATTGTATCACCTTTTTTTAACCACCAATATAAATTACTTTCCCATTCAATTCTTTCAACAGGATATGGTTCTTTACCATCTGCTAATATGTGACCAGTAACTCTAAATGGTTGTTGATTGGAAGCCGGTTTCAATAAATAATGATAATATCCATTTCTATCTAAAGTTAATGATTGAGTTCCAGCTTGATTTATTGCAGAATCTATTCTTAAAGAGTATGATACCGGTTTAACAATTGTAGTATCATTTTTAGAACAAGCATAAAGCAAAACAATAAAGGGTATTAATTTCTTCATATTCTTATTAGTTATTTACTATGTAAAGATACGAAAAATACCCCATTTTACCAAAAAAAGAGCAAAAAATAACCCATTGAAAATCAACGGGTTATAATTTATTTTTAAACATATATTAACTTTCTATAATATGTATCCCCTCTATAAGCTCTCCTTCGGATGGAACTTCTAAATTAAGTTCAAATGGATTACTTTCACCTAATACAATTTCTTCTTCTAATTCATATCTTTCTAATACTCTCTTAACAATACCAGAACGAATACAATCTTCTGCTGTAAATTCTATTTGATAACATCCTTTTAACCCTGCTAATCTATTCCATATATCATAAAATCCACTCTTTGTATAAGCTGGTGCACCATTGGTTCTATATTTATCACATTGAGAAAGGTCGCCTTCAATAACTAATTTACTATCATCTGAAATACGAGTTATTAAAGTTTTTAATTGAAGTGGTGAAGCGTTTTGTGCTTCATCTAAAATAATAAATGCTTTTTCAAAGTTAATACCTCTTAAAAAGTTTAATACTCTAAATTCTATTTTATTATTTTCAATTAATTTTTTTGTTTCAACCGGTCCAATTATTTTTTGTAATATAAATAATGATGATTCGTTATGTACTTCGATTTTTTCCATTAAATCACCAGGTAAATGACCTAACTTATCTTCATTACCAACATCAACGGTTGGATTGATAATAATAAGTTTTTCTATTGTTGATGATTTGTGTAATAATAATTCTAATCCTTTTTGTATTGATATGTAAGTTTTTCCAGCGCCGGCTAATGCATGAGCCATTATAATATTGTTTCCTTCGTTTTCTATTGCTTTATAAAATCTCTTTTGATTTCTGGTTTTAAATTTAATTCGTTTTACTATTTTTGGTAATGAATGAGTAACTTCTTTTGGTTCTTCTGCAACTACTGCCTTTTCTTTTCGTGCCATGTTACATTTTTTTGTTTGATTAATTCGTTATAACTTTTTTTTTAACCTTTCGATTTTCTTTTAATTTTAAGAGTTTTAATTCACTATGAATTTCTTTACATAATTCGTATTTTTCAAGTTTAATACATAATTGTAACAATTGTTCCAATCCGGAAATATATTCATCTTTCGTTATTGTAGAAACAATATCGGAATCTTTAAAACGAAATAAAATTATTTTTGATTTTTTAGATTTAATTGCAGAAATTAATCGGTGAAAAGTCTGCTGGAGAAATGTATCTCCAAAATCACTAAGGTATTTATTAATAGTTGGATTTGAACTATTAAAATATTTTTTCCATGAAACATTCGGATTAACCATCGGCAATCTTTTATTACCTATAAATATAATCGAATGATTTAAATCAGTTATTGTTTTGTTGCGGTATGAGAAGCAACATCAGCCATTGCTTTTTGGATATCTGCTAATACCGATGCTTCAGTTTCACCTTTACCCAAAATACCAGATGTTAAAGAAGTAGTTGTTAATGTTCCACCTCCTGGTAATTGTGTCACATTTGTAATTATACCTTTATTAAGTGTTCCGGTTGCTTGAGATGCCATTTGTTGAACCGAGTTTAAAGCGTTTCCAGCTACCGATTGTACGTTGTTTACAGCTCCTTGTACCGAGTTAACTGCATTACCTACGGCAGATTGTGCGTTTGCTACGGCACTATTTGCACTATCAGTCATTCCTTGTAAAGCTTTCAATTGTAATTTTTCAGCTTTCTTTTCCTTTTTTGTTTTCTTTGGTTTCTTTAATTTAGGTTTTTTTAATTTAGGAAATTGAATTTTTGGTAACTTAGGAATAGATGGTAATGATTGTAATAAAGCTGCTGCCGCACCTGCTACCGGATTTGATGTTAACAATGCTCCGCCTAATGAATCCAATGAAGGTAAAGTTGGAATATCTGGTATAGGTGGTAATTTTGGTATTTGAGGTATTTTAAAGCTTCCATTGGTTTGTTGTGGAGTAGTTGCTGTTCCATTTTGAGTATTTCCGTTAGTTGGTGTTGATGTAGTTGCAGTTGTACTTATTGTTTGTGTTAATTCTGCACCCAATCCAAATGAAGCAGAGATACCTGTTAACAATTCTCCAGTTGCATAATTACCTTTTAATACGTCCCATCCCGCAATAATTTCTGGAAGTAATACACCATTATTAGAATCATCTAATGGAGAGACATCTGATAATACCCAATCTATATAAGTTATTAAATTATCATAATCAATAATGGAGCCAGTTCTAAACATTATATTTTGTTTCATGTTTATAAAAGACCTTCTTTCCTTTGTACCAAATGAATCAAAAGTATTTTTAATATTATCTACTACGAATGTGATTATATTATTTGGGTCAAAACTTCCTAAAACAAAATAAGGATTATTTTCATTAATAGATGCTTCTAAATCTTTATAATAAGCTTCCGATGTGTAATATACCGGATTGGTATCTTTTGTATTTTGTAAAATAGCAATTATACTTCTAAACTCAGTACCGCGGACAAATTTTAAATTATCCAATGTTGGTAACTTGAAATCAACTTTGTTTACTTTATTAAATTCACCATATAAAATAACAGAATTAGCAGATGGACCATTTTTATAATGGTATGTATCCGGGTACTGATTATCTAATTGGTTTAATGCTTTATAATCCATATAGATAAATATACCTATACTAAATTCTCTAAATTGTAGATTTTTCTATTAAGATAAAATGCGGCTTTCTTTAAATCTTCTAATTCCTTTTGAGGGTCTTTCTTACCGGCTCTTGCTATGTATTTAGCTACATTGAATAAATAAGCATCTTTATCTAAATCCCATGCTTCACATACTTTAATTACTTCGTATGGGTTATCAACACCACCATAATAGGCTGGATTCTTTACTGCTTCTTTGTTAGTAAACTCGTCTTTTCTTATCTTTGGTTTAACGGGCATATTGTGTAAATATTTTTATTCGTTTCACAAATATACGAATAATTTTTTAATAATCCAAGCAAAACAAACTATATTTTATTTTTTCAAGAATTTATCCACATTTTGTGTTGTTTGGGATTTTTTGACAATATGTATAGACACTAGACTATTTAACTAGGACACTTGGAATAGAATAAATAAAGACTTTAACTAGGAACTAGGAGCTGCTTACAAGTCTGAAAAACTCCCATCTTCATTTTTAAGAGAAACTTTGTATATACGGCCGGTTGGGTCACCTACTATTAATTCATCTCTTTTAGCATTTGCTTCTTCTAATGTATCAAACTCATCAATAGTATCGTTTGAATTTAATTTAGATACCCACACTTGTCTTTTTGCCCAATTTGGGTCACCATAAGCATTATCCATTGGGATTAATTGTTTATGTATGATGTATTTTCCCATTATAATAATTTTCTAAATAATTGTTTTTTAATCCAAGGGCTTTTTAAACCCACCCATTGATAATATCTATATTTCCATTTTTGATTTAAAATAGAAAAACTAATAAACCCAACCACCAACAGTATCAAATTAATAATTTTCGATATGGTGATTGGAGTGTACATATTATCTCCAATCTGTTTTAAAATGTTTAAAATAGATATTCATAACAATAAATATAAGATTGATTAGATTCCAATCTGCTTTAACCTTAGTAATTCGGTTTGTATAGGTTTATTGAAAGCATTCCATTTAATATTATCCAATAACCAATTACGATACCACATCGGTATTTTTCGTATTTCAGTATCTTTGTATTTACCAAATGTCATTTTAACAACCGGTCCTTGTGCCGCTAAATCGTGTGGATTTGGTTGGTTTTCTTTATGTAATCCAATTTCATGTAGTGGAATACCTGTTAATAATTTTTCACTTTCACCATATAATTTCCACAACGGAGCTTCGTATTTAAAATATAATTCTTCAACTTTTCCAAACTTCGGTACACTTCCCACAAAATCAATTACAAGCCCATTTTGCTTCTCAGGATGGATACGGGTAACTCTACCCACAAACTGATACCACCAACTTAAAGAGGCTGTAGGTCTCCCCGTAATGATACAATCCAATTGAGGATGGTCAAACCCTACTGAAAGAATTGTAACCTGTACTACTATCCTTAATTTACCACTTTTGAAATCACTTATAATCCTATCTCTATCCGCATCTGCCATTCCACTATAAATTGGAGCACAACTCGGTAAACGGGTTGATAATTCTTTTGCTTCTTCAATTGAAGGTACTGCAATAAGAATAGATTTCCTTTCAGGCATTTGCGCAATTTTCCTAATGATTTTTCCAGCAATATCCTGGTCTCTATACGCTTTTCTGATACTTTCTTCGGTATATTCCGCATTTGTTGAATTATACACCAAATCTCCTGTTTCAAAATCGTATGATTCGTATTGAAGTGGTGACCAGAACCCTAATTCACACATTTCTTTAATTTGTGCAACATGAATTATCTCTTTAAAGAAATTTCCCTTTTTAGATTTAGATGTTAACATTACCAATTTAGAAAATGGTCTAAAATGCTCATCCATATTGGTTTGCAACTTCAAAGGGGTAGCAGTTAACCCTAAAACGTGTGTAATTTTGGCAGCAGTTAAAAATCTTCGTAACATTCCACCTGGTTCTCTCGGAAAACGGTCACATTCATCAATAATAACCTTTCGAATACCCAAAGTATGAAATTTATGTGCAATTTTAACGATAGAACCAATTGTAGCATAAGTTACCTCACCAATTTCCTTTTCATTCATTGAAGCTGAATATATTTTAGCTTTTCCACCCAAATTAATGAATTTATTGTAGTTTTGTTCCAATAATTCCTTTGATGGTTGAATAACAAGTAATTTTTCACCCAATTCATGAGCAATTTTGGCAATTACAATTGATTTACCAAATGCAGTGGGTGCAACTATAATAGAAGGATGTGGTTTTTTACTTTTAAAGTATTCCACACCCTTCTTTACAGGTTCTATTTGATTAGGTCTTAATTCCATTTATTTTTTATAAATATTCAGGTCCATATACTCCATAACGAGCAGTACCATCTATGATATTACCTCTAGCGTGCTTTGCTGGAGCTTTCCAAGTTGCTGCTTTTAACAAATCACCCTTTTTAATAGGTGAACCCTTTAAATCACCATCAACTCTACTAATAAATCCCCAACAACTACTATCGTGCCATATACGAATGAATTTGTTACCAACTTCAACTACTACCGGTTTGTATTGGTCTGGCATACCGGTTTTTTCATAATAAGTTTTACGCTCATTATCCAATTTTTCAATAAATTTAGCTACAATAGGGTTACTTTCTAAGTACTTGATAGCTTTTACATCTGTTGTTCTCATATTTCTTAATTTTTATTTACAATTTTTAAAATCAAAGGTGAATTTCTTACGAGCCCAATCTTTACGAGCTTTTTTCTTCTTATCTACTACCACTTTTTCCCTAAATCTACCATCATAAGCCCCGGAATTCACCATTTCCGTTCTTTTTAGTGTTAATTCGTAGTTTTTCATATCTTATCCTTTTAATTACATTAAAATTACGAAAAATATCCCATATTTCCAAATATTTTCATCATTTTTTTACCCATTTTATTGATTTTTTTCAATTTTTTTCGGACTTTTGTTGAAAAATCTCTAAAAATACCTATTTTTTGTTAAAAATCATCAAATATTGACTATCAACGAGTTATAAGTCATTGATTTCCATTAAGTTATTGTTAATTCCTTTGGTAATGTGGAAAATTTTTCGTATATTTGTAAAACATTTAACAATTCTTTAATAGTTATTAGAGTAATAAACATAAATGAGCTTATGGTTATAGACAACAACAATATATTGGTATATAAATATAAAACTAATTCAGCCGTTTTAGCAAACGGAATGGCTGTATAATCAAACGAAGGTGTGGGATATCCATACCTTTTTTATTTTAAACAAAAACAAAACAAAAAACAAAACAGTATGAAAAATCTGAAAAAACTATTGTTACTTACGATGATGTTCGCATTATCTTTTGTAGCAAAAGCGCAGGAAACTACATCTGAAATCCAAGGTAAGATTACCGATGGAAAAACAGCAGTAGTAGGGGCAACTGTTACAGCGATTCACCAACCAACGGGTACAAAGTACACAACTACTACTCGTGCTGATGGACGTTATAACTTAACAAACTTAAAGATTGGTGGTCCTTATGTGATTACAGCATCTTCAATCAGTTTCAAACCAGAAGTTGAAAAAGATGTTTTCCTTTCTTTAGGTCAAACATTTAACGCAAACTTCAAATTAGATGACAAAGTAACAAATCTAAAAGAAGTTGTGGTAACTGCTACCAAACAAGACAAAGTATTTAACAATGCTAGAACAGGTACGCAAGATGTATTTAATAGAACTCAAATTGTAGGTTTACCTTCAACTTCTCGTTCTTACAAAGATATCTTAAAATTAGTACCAACTAACAACAACTTTTCTTTCGGTGGTATCAGTTCACAATTAAACAACATCACTATTGATGGAGCTAACTTTAATAACTCTTTCGGTTTAGCAAGTGATATTGGTGGACAAACAGGCCAACAAGCTATCTCTTTAGATGCTATTGAACAATTGCAAGTAAACACTTCACCTTTTGACGTAAGACAAGGTGGTTTTGCAGGTGGTGCAATCAATTCAGTAACTAGAAGTGGTAACAATCAGGGTTTTGGTTCAGTTTATCAATACTTCAAAAACAAAGATTTACAAGGTTACAATGTTAATGGGGTTGTAATACCTAAACAAGATTACACTTATGATTTAAAAGGTTTCACAGTTGGTGGAGCAATTGTAAAGAATAAGTTATTTTATTTCATCAATGGTGAGCAAGAGAGTAAAACAACTCCTGGTACTTTATTCCAAGCATCAGATGCCACACACTCTCCAAATGGTTTAACTTATTCAAATGCTAACGCAGATAGTTTAACTAAATTGGCAAGTTTCTTA